CAGGGCTTTATGTGAATAATAATCAAATGTTACAACAAGAATTAATAACTAAAACTCGAGCATTTGGGTTTTCGTTAATCTTATAGGAATAAAAAATGGCAATATCTAATACAATTTTAAACACAGTAGGTAACGTTATATATTCTAGCAGCGGTTCGTCTGTTGTTTCGGTTATGTACTTTTGTAATAACGATACTAGCGATCGTACTATTCAAGTATATGCTGCCGCAAGTGGCAATATAGCCGGCGCAAATAACATAATCTACAAAAATGTTACTATCTCAGCAGGTGATACGTTTGTTGTTGATATGGAAAAATTAGTGTTAGGCAATGGTGATATGTTACTGGCCAATGCCAGTGCCAATTCAGCTGTTACAGCTACAGTTAGCTACACAGGAATCTAATATGGGCCACATGCTTAAGAATACTAAATTTAAAACAGCCGGCTATGCGTTGGGGGTTCCGTCCGGAACCAGCGGAACACGTCCAGATGCTCCTGTTGCGGGCCAGACTCGTTGGAGCACAACATCATCTGCGTTAGAGTATTGGAGTGGTTCTGCTTGGGAAAATATAGCAGTACAGGGTAATGTTACTGTGGTTAAAGATAGTTTTACAGGTGATAACTCAAATAATATATTTGGCCCAATGACCTACAGTTATAATCCGGGTCAAGAAGCACAGGTTATTGCGGTAGTAAACAACGTTATACAAAATCCAGGAGTAGGTTTTACTTTTTTTGGTAATACTAGTATTCAGTTTGCTAGTACGCCAACAACATCTGCGCCAATTTATATCTTACATAATTTCGCTAGCACAACCGCCGCTTAGTTCTCCTGATAAATACAACAATAGGAGTTTTTAGATGGCAATTAGTCGCGTTCTTGGAGCATCGTTAGTATCGGACCTTGACCGTCAAGGCGTAGATCTCCAGTTCACAACCTCAGGAAATGCTTTAGTCTACATGGACTTTGCTAACTTCCGCACAGGCATTAATACGCCAACTCCATCTGAAGCATTAGAAGTTGATGGTAATATATTAATTACTTCTGGCAACCTTTATACATCTGGCAATTTACAATATAATATAGGTTCTCTAACCAATTGGTGGGACAAAATTTATGTTCAGAGTATTACGGCTGACAGTTTTGTTGCCGGCAACGTAGACGGAACAATAACCCAAAATTCACAACCCTACATTACTAGTCTAGGTACACTAACCGGACTAGCTATAAACGGCAACCTAACAGTATCAAATCAAATACTGCCAACCGGCAACATAGCTGGAACTATTGGCAATACTAGCCTATGGTGGAACACACTTTATGCTAACACTATATACTCAGCCGGAATCTACGGTACGATATTAACTGGTGATCAACCTAATATTACTAATTTAGGAAACATCACTGTAGACAGCATTGACATTAGTGGTAATATTGATGTTAACGCATTGCGTGCCGTTGAAGTGTACGACAATAATAATCGAGTAATAACCGAAGCAACAAATATTTCAATATCTGGTGATGTCACCGGAGTTGGTACGTATGCTAATATACCAGTTTCTTTAACCAATACCGGTATTGTATCGGGTACCTACGGTTCTAATCTTGTAGTAACACAGATAACGTTTGACAGTAAAGGTAGAGCAACATCAGTTAGTAATGTTACGTTAAATCAAGTGGGCAATATTGCTATCAACGATACAACGATATCGGCGGCCAGTGATATTAACATCGCATCAAATATTGCCAATCTTGTGGTTACCGGCAGTCTTACTGCTAATATTGGTAATTTAACCAACGCAACAATTAGCGGTATCCTTAATGCTACTGCAATTTACGAAGATGATGATCGTGTAATAACAGAAGATAGTAATATTCACATCAAAGGCAGTGCTGTTGGCTACGGAAACATATCAAACATCTATGTAACATTATCGTCAACCGGAGTAACACCGGGCACGTATGGTGCTGCTGACGACGAATATACAGATAAGATTCCTAAAATTACTGTTGGGGCAGATGGCCGTATTACAAATATTGCTAATGTTACCTTAACACAGGTAGCAAATGTTAGTTTTAATGATACTAATATCTACAGCAATAGTAGTATTACAATTTCTTCATTAAACAATGCTAACATTTACTTAAATGCCACAGGTACCGGAGTAGTACAGTTTAGCGGTGGCGACGCGGTAGGTTTGCCTGCTGGAGACTCAAGCACGCGACCAGCTAACCCAGAAGTTGGCTACTTCCGTTATAACACAGACAATGATATTATTGAATATTGGGATGGCGCTGATTGGATAAGTCCAGGTATCCAACCTATTACTAGTCAAGTACTGTCGCCTGACGGCACTGCTAATTCGTTTGTGCTGTCTGATAATACCACAGCTGAATCAGTACTAGTAATGATCAACGGTACTCTACAACAACCACACGTATCGTATGATGTATCAGGAAATGTAATTACATTTAGTGAAGTACCGTTGACGTCAGACGTTATCGAAGTTCGCCGTATTGCCAACGGAGCTACAACTGTTACCGGATTGGCGCTAGGACCAACGTTTGTTGAGTTGTCCACAGGTAATGTTAATGTATCTGGGAATTTAATTCCATCTGCCAACGTAACATATAGTCTAGGTAGCGAAACTAATTGGTGGAAAGATCTCTACTTAAGCGGTGGAACAATCTATTTAGGTGGAATGGCAATCACAAATAATAACGGTGTACTAACATCAACCGTTAACGGTGCATTAACTAAACTTCAAGCAGAAGATCCCGTTGATCTACAAGATGTGGTTACCTTAAGTTATCTTAATTCACAAATTAGTGGATTAGATGCTACAATTATACAAGCAGACGATTCAAGTATACAAATAGTTGACAGCGGAACCAGTGCCGGTAATATTCTAATTACTGTCGACGGTGGCAATATAGTAACAGTTGGTGCTAATAAAGTTAGCATACAAGTTCCTGTAGAAATAACAGGTAATATTAGTGCTAATAATTTTAATTATGCTAATGGAGTAAGTATATTAGATGCGGTGTACAGCAACGCCGCAGTTCAATCAGGTGCCATTGCCAACGCAACAACAGCTATCACCACTGCTAACACAGCAATGAAAGGCTATGTCGACGGGCAACTGTCGACAGCCAATACCGCAATGAAAGGATATGTTGACGCTATCAATTCTACCTTAACTGCCAATGCTAGTTTACAAGCAGGTAATATTGCGACTATACAAAGTAGCTATGCGCAATTAGTAGGAGCATCATTTAGTGGCGCAATATCCGCACCAAGTTTAACACTATCAACTACAGCATTGGCTATATCATCCGGTGGTACAGGAGCAACAAGTTCAAGCGAAGCGTTAAACAATCTATTCCCAAGCGGTGAAACTAGCGGTTACGTATTAAAAACGTCAGGACCTGGAAGCTATTACTGGGCCGCCAGCGATACAGGTTCGAGCGGAGCAGTAGGCACTATAATCAGCACTAGTCGTGTTTATAAAACAGCCACTTCAGGACAAACAGTATTTACAGGACTAGGTACCTTTACACCAGGTACCGGGCAACTGCGTATATACATCAACGGTGTCAGGCAGTTCGATAGTGCCTACACAGAAACTAATAGTTCGGCTATTACATTGGCGGCTAGTGTAAGTTCAGGCACAGTGATATTAGCCGAAATTGATGCTTACACCGATTACAATGCCTATGCTAACATAACCTACAGTAGTCCAGTTGGCACAATTAGTGCTACTAATGTACAAGATGCTCTGGCAGAATTGGACACAGAAAAAGCCGCATTGAGTGGAGCAACATTTACAGGTAATATTAGTGTACCCTATATTACAGGTGCTACAACCGTTACTGGTAATTTAACTGTGGGCGGCAATTTAAATGTATTGGGTAATGTAACATCATTTAATAGTAATAATGTAACTATACAAGATGCCTTAATTTATCTAGCTGATGCTAATGGCGCAGACGTACTTGACATAGGATTTGTGAGTTCATTCACTAACGGCGGCTATCAACATACAGGATTGGCACGTGATGCTACTGATGGCACATGGAAATTATTTGCCAATGTAGTAGCTGAACCAACAACTACCATTGACTTTACTAATGCTACCTACAGTAATTTAAAAATAGGACAATTAACTTCAACTGGAGTAACAGCAACAGGGCCAGCAACTGTAGGTAACCTAACTGCTAATAATACTAGTATCACAGGTACAATGACCCAGGATGGTGTTGTTGGCGGTATTGTGCCAGTAGGTGGCATTATTATGTGGAGCGGAAATATCGCTTCAATACCAACAAGATGGGCACTGTGTAACGGTAGTAACGGAACACCAGACCTACGTGATAGATTTATTGTTGGAGCAGGTAGTACGTATGCTCCTGGCGCTACAGGCGGTAGTAAAGATGCTATAGTAGTAAGCCACTCGCACTCTGCTTCGTCAACATTTAGTGGCAGTCCTTTAGGATCACATTCACACTCGGCTACTTCGACTGTAACTGACCCCGGCCACGTTCACAACGTAACTAGTATGTCAAATGGCGAAACTGGCACCGCTAAATTTGTAAATGGTAATGACGGCACCGCACCTTCTGGAGTAACTGTTCCGTCTGCCACTACTGGAATTACGGTAGGAACGTCGATATCATCTGAATCGGCAGGTACCCCAAGTGGCTCAGTAAGCACAACAGTGAATACAGAAGGGTCAAGTGGTACCAATGCTAACTTGCCACCATACTATGCTCTAGCATACATTATGAGGATTAGTTAATGTCATTAACACAGGTAACACCAGACGTACTACATAATATACAAAGTAATGTTACTCAAGTAGGTACTTTGGTTAGTCTAACGGTTACTGGTAATATATCATCAGGTAATGTAACTGCTACAAATTTTACAGGAACCGCTAGTCTGGCAAACAATGCCAGCTTCCTTGGCGGAACGCCAGCTGCTAATTATGCTCTTGGGTCAGCAGTTACTACAGCCAACACTGCTATGAAGGGGTACGTTGATGCGATAAACACGACACTAACATCAAATGCCGCAGTACAATCAGGTGCTATTACTACTGCTAACACTGCTATGAAAGGGTACGTTGATGCGATAAACACGACACTAACATCAAATGCCGCAGTACAAGCTGGTGCTATTGCTACACTAACAGCCAACGCTGCAGTACAGGCAGGGGAGCTAGCAACCATTCAAGCAGGCGCAATTGCCAAAGGATATATAAGTTTTAGACCATCAGATGGTGCTGTGTTTGCGTCAAAAAATCTGTCTGTATCTAAAATAGCCGCTGGTAATTTTACAATAACACTAGCTGCAGGAATTCAAAACGGTACAGTAAATTATGCGCCGATGGTAACTGCTATTAGTAGAGGGCATGTAGTTTCTTCAGCGTTTACAACCCTAAATTTAGAAGTATACGGAGTTGGTATATTTTCTATCACAAGTTCAAACTTTACTGTTCTAGCTAATAGTAATTACAATACCGGCTTGTTCTATGCTGGTGGTAATGATGGTAACGAAGCACAACAATTTGCAGCGGCCTTGTTTGACCCAGAACGTATAACAGTTGTTGTATTTTAAAAGGTAGCAGATTAACAATGCAAAAAATTATATTTTTTACTCCATTGGTAGAAACCGGAAAACTAGCTACAATTATTTCTAATGACTCGGTCAGTGAGCTAAAAGAACAGGGAATTATTCCTAGTAACTCGGCAACCTTAATTAAAGATTATGATGAATCGGATCTTGATTTACGATATTCAATTTACCATGTTGATTTTTTTACATTCAACGATGCTACAAATCCAACAGATATTGTTTTTAATAAAGAATTATTTGATATATATGTTCTTGATGTATTTAGACAAAAAAGAAACGAAGTATTTAAAATTTTAGATTCTCTTCAAACTAGGGCGATGCTAGCAAATAAATCAGAAGTAATCGCAGAAATTGAAGCAGATAAAACAGTATTACGAGATACCCCCGATAATATTGATTGGTCAAATAAACTAACAGTAAAAGATTTTTATTCTAATATGCCTATTGAACTAACTATTGATTATATGGCCAAATATGAATCAAAACTTAAATGAAATTCAATCTATAATTGAAAAGAATATTCCATTAATTAAATATCATGCTTGGCTTAAAAATGATAAACCAAAAATTGATGGAAAACATTATGTATCGGAAGAATACTTAGATTCGCTTGACAATAAAGACGCAGCAATTGGCAAGTATAGATACACGTTTGATTTTGCTGATTTAAAAATAGCAGACAAATTATACTCGTATGTTGAAAAAATGTTTCCGGGTTATAAACCATTGGTGTCCGGGCATTGGTATTACCCAAATGGTGGTTACATGAGTTGGCATACAAATTCAGATAAACCAGAAAAACGTGTTTATATTACATACGTAGACGAACCCAATAAATCATTTTTTAGATCGTCTGTAAATAATAAAATAACAACTGATTGGGATTCTGAAAAGTTAACCGTAAGAGTATTTGATGTAGTAAGTACAGAGCCGTATTATTGGCACTGTGTTTATAGCGAATGTAATAGATACAGTTTTGGCTTTAGGTTATTTGAAAAATGATTCATTTAATGGAAGATGAGTGGCAAATACAGGGTATAGGCCGGTCACAGATTATAACTGCTAATTTATATCCATTTATTAAATATAAAAAAATGAATCCTGTTGAATTACACATTGACGAATTTGCCCACAAACCCCTAGATACTATTGAAATTGATCACCCTAGATATAAACTAGCAGATGTTATCTATCCGCTGTTTGCTGTTGACGGGATGCCTAATCCATATAATAAAAAATATAGAATGATAGATGGCAGACATAGACTACTAAAACAAATTAATTCAGGTAAAAGTGTATTTTTATTCTATGTGTTTGATTATCATACTATTAAACACTATATTCACCGATGTTAACCAAACTCAAAAACTTCTCTCTCAGCTAAATACATTAAACACACTGTCTGCTCAGGGGATATGGAACCGCAAGCACACATACAGTTATAAAATAATATTGCGGAGTATTAACCTGAGATGTCAAACTTAACCAGAATTAAGAATAATCAGATTACGGATTCAACAATCCTTGCTAACACCAAGATTGTTCCGGGATCTATAGTAGGTAGCTTATTTAATGCTAACCTAACAATGACCAGTGATGTTACTATTACTGGTAACTTGACAGTACAGGGGTCAAGTACATACCTAACAGTAGCTAGTACTAATACCTACGTAAACGATCCGTTGATCGTTATGAACAATGCCTACGCAGGCACTAATTTATATGACATTGGTCTATTGTTCAATCGTGGTAGTGACACTAACCAAGCATTTATCTGGGACGAAACAGAAGACGAATTCCGCTTAATAGGCACAGGTGAAACAGGCACTACTTACGGTAATGTAACAGCCAGCAGTTTTGCTAACCTACACATTGGTAATATTACTGTTGATTATATTGCTTCTGTTGGTACATTAAATTTAACCAATGCTACACTAACAGGTGATCTAGCAGTCAACGGTGGTGACATTACTACCACTGCTAGTACATTTAATCTAATAAACACAGATGCTACTACAGTAAACTTTGCTGGTGCCGCAACCAGTGTAGTAGCAGGTGCCACCACTGGTACATTCAATCTACGTAATGCTAACATTTATCTACCCAATGCCACTACATTGTACAGTGGTCAATCAACGTTATCGTTGGCAAACGAAAATGTAACAACATTAAACTTTGCTGGAGCAGCCACAGCATTAACATTAGGTGCTACATCAGGCACAGCAACTATTCGCAATGCTAACGTAGCGTTTCCAAATGCTACTACATTCTTTACTAGTCAAGCAACGATTTCGTTATTTGATGCTAATGCTACGACTGTAGACGCATTTAAAGCAGCCACCGACATAGAGATTGGCGCTACCAGCGGTACATTTAAAATTAACAACACCGCACTTGTAGGTAGCCAATCTACACAAGATGTGTTTAACACAGCTGCTACAACTGTAAACGCATTTGGTGCAGCAACTACAGCTAACATTGGCGCGGGCAGCGGCACAATTACAATTAACAACCCGACATTAGTCGGACAACAAACAACACAAAACTTATACAACACAGTAGCAACCACAATGAATTTTGCTGGTGCTGCAACAAGTGTTAATATTGGTGCTGCAAGCGGTACAACAAACATTAAAAACAATGTTGATGTTGACCTAACATTAAATGCTCGTGATATTAACAGCACCGTAATTGGTAATGTAACTCCAGCAACCGGTAAGTTTACTAATATCTACAATACAGCATTAACCGAAACACGTGTTACATTTGTCGGAACTGCTAATGTAATTACTGACAGCGCAAACTTAACGTTTGTTACAGACACCTTAACTATTAGAAATTTAAGCGTTGATGGCGACACCAATACAATTGCTACATCATCGGGTAACATTAATTTATTGCCATCAAGTAGTATAGTTGATGTTGGCAGTGCTACATTGGCTAATGTTGCTGACCCAACAGAATTACAAGATGCTGTAACTTTAAACTATTTAAATACACAAATTTCAAGTGCTGTTACCAACATTCAAGACGATGACAGTGATATTACTATTACTGATACTGGATCAGCCGCCGGCCAAATTACAGGTAATGTTGATGCTGTAAGATTTATTACAGTTAACGCTAATACCACGGCATTCTATGGTGACAGTAGTGCTGCTATTGTCTACATTGATGAATTAAACTCAAACGTGGGTATCAATGGTACTGCCCATATAGGTGACGATTTAACAGTAGCCGCCGGCGGGATTGTATACGTTAAAGACACAACAGAGGCTACCGCAGTAAATAGTGGAGCATTACAAGTAACTGGTGGTGCTAGTGTTGCTGGCAACTTATATGTTGGTAGTAACAATTCTGTTGCTGGCAACATAGAAATTACAGCGTCTACACCAAGTACATCAACATCAACTGGTGCCTTACGTGTAAGCGGCGGCGCAGGTATCGCAGGTAATGTATGGATTGGTGCTAACTTAACGGTAACTGGTGATTTAACTGTTCAAGGTAACGTTGTTTCGTTAAATACATCAACTTTAGATGTTGAAGATTTAAACATCACAGTAGCCAAAGGTGCTGCTGATAGTGCAGCGGCAGACGGTGCAGGTTTAACAGTTGATGGCGCCGGCGCAACTATCTTATACACACATGCTACAACAAGTTGGAACATTAATAAGACACTAATAGGCATAGATGCTACACTGTCTGGCGATCTAGCAGTTAACGGTGGTGACTTAACTACTACAGCGGCAACATTTAATTTATTAAATGCTAACGCGACCACTGTAGACGCATTTAAAGCTGCAACTGATTTAGAATTTGGTGCTACTAGTGGTACATTAACAATCAACAACCCAACCGTAGTTGGCTCACAAACAACACAAGCATTGTATAATACAACTGCTACAACGTTAAACTTTGCTGGTGACGCAACTAGTGTAGTAGCAGGTGCCACTACTGGTACGTTTAATATACGTAACGCAAATGTGTACTTACCAAACGCTACAACATTATACAGTGGACAATCGACACTTGATATTGCTAATGTAAATGTAACAACATTAAGTATTGGTGGCGCAGCCACTGCTCTTGTTCTTGGAGCAACTACAGGTACACTAACATTACGCAATGCCACAGTTACAACACCTGGGCAAATAGTCAGCACACGTGCTGGTAGTGCCACAACTGGCGATGGGCAAATATTCCTAAACGGAGCAACAAGCAATCGTATTGACTGGGCGGCTACAGGTACAGGTGCTCCAACATTTACCACAAGAACTGATGGTACTAAAGTAGTTCTTTACCCAGCACTAAGTGGTAGCACAGTTGATTACGCTATTGGTATTGACAGCGCAACAATGTGGTCTAGTATTCCAGAAGCTACCAGCGGATTTAACTTTAAATGGTACGGTGCTGAAACACTAGTAGCAAACTTATCAGGTACTGGTAATTTTACTACAGTGGGTGATATAGCAGTTAACGGTGGCGACCTTACAACTACAGCGGCTACATTTAATTTATTAAACACAGATGCTACTACGTTAAATGTAGGTGGCGCCGCAACTAGTATTGTAGCAGGTGCTACAAGTGGTACGTTTAACATACGTAACGCAAACTTGTACTTGCCAAATGCTTCAACAGTGTTTAGTGGTCAATCAACTGTAGCGTTTATGAACAATGTTCCTACAACTGTTACAGCATGGGATGCCGCAACAGCGTTAACATTAGGTGACGCAACAGGATACACACGCATAGACAGTGGTAATATCTACTTGCCTAATGCGGCTAACATAGCAAGTACACAGGCCACAGTAGCAGTGTTTAATACAGACACCACTACAGTTAATGCGTTTGGTGCTGCAACTAGTGTTGTAGCAGGTGCCGCAAGTGGTACGTTTAATATACGTAACGCAAACTTGTACTTGCCAAACGCAAGTACAATATTCAGCGGTCAATCAACACTTAGCTTTGCTAACACAGTAACTACCACAGCAGATTTGTTAGGTGATGCTACAAGTATCAGAATTGGTAGTTCAACAAGTGAAGTGATTGCTCGTAGTAATGTAACTGTCGGTAGTCATTTACGTGTTATATCTAATCAAAATGCTGACACAGGTGGTAATGCTGCCCTAGTAGTTAATGGCGGAGCATTCATTACAGCTAATATTATTACACCAAGTATTGCTGTAGTTGGCGGAACTATTATTACAGGTAGTTTCCCAAGCACTAGTGTAGACAACGGTGCGTTAGTTATTGAAACAGGCGGAGCAGGCATTGACGGAAACATTAACGTTGGTGATGGTGCGCAGTTTAATATCAACCAATCACTAAATCCATTCCGTGTATATGGTAAATTTGCTAATACATTAATCTACGCCGACAGTGTAACTGATACAGTTACCATCGGTGGCAGTAATGTTGCTTCTGTAGCTGGCACAACACTTCGTGTTAACGGCAATGGTGCGATGATTATTCCAATTGGTGCGTCATCTGATCGCCCAGGAAGTTCAGGCAACGTTGACGTTGATGGTATGATACGTTTAAACAGTACTACAAACGTATTTGAATACTATATCGATGGCGGTTGGCAAACATCACAGGGTGCGTTTACTGTTATCACCTCTGATAACTTTAACGGCAATGGCGTAGCTAATACGTTTGTGTTGTCAAGCAGTACCACTACAACCGCTACAATGGTTATGATCAACGGTGTAGTACAAATTCCTTCTACATCATATAGTATCAGCGGCAATGTGCTAGCATTCACTGAGTCTCCAGAAACAGGTGACGTTATTGATGTTCGTTCGTTAACCACAACTGTAACGGTTGCTGAGATTGGATCTGGATTTAACAACTTTAAAGCAAACGTTGATTACTTATTCTTAACAACTGGAACATCATCGGGCGAAACTCGAATGTTAGTAGACACAACAGGTCTTACTACATTTACAGGTGATGTAGAAATCTACGGTAACCTAACTGTTAAAGGTAATAGTGATGGACAAATTACTATTGGTGATACTGCTGGCGATAATGTAGCGTTTAACGCAGACGTTAATAGTAGTGTAACACCAAACGTCGATGACACATACAATTTAGGTAGCGCAACTAAACGTTGGAAAAATGTTTTTGCTGGCAATATCGTACACGATCAAACAGCAATTAATACAAGTTCAACTACTACAGTGATAGATAGTTTTGCGACATCAAATTACTCAAGCGCCAAATATATTGTACAGGTTAAAAACGGAGCTAACATTGAGGCAATGGAAGCATTGGTGGTTTCAACTTCGGCCGATGCGTATATTACAACATATGGTATTATAAATGCTGGTTACGCAATGGGTTCATTGACTGCTAACGTAGTTAGTGGTAATGTGCGGTTGTATTATACAACAGCATTGAGTAACAGTAACGTTAAAGTACAAACAACATACATTGTGTAAACATAAATGCTAAAAATTAATAAACTTTATAGAAGAGGGTACACTGGGGAAGAGATTATTGCCCAGCGTACTCTTCAAGATGGTAACTGGAATACAGTTACAGAACATGTACCTAATAATGTTACAAATAATCAAATATCAAATCGTGCTGTAGTATTTGGCAACGGCGAAAGTCGACTAACATTTAATACCAAACATGTAATGGGTCATAAATCGGGCTTGTTGGGAGCAGACACACTACAAACGTATGCGTGTAATGCTTTCTATAGAGACTACACTCCGGACTTTTTGGTGTGCTCGGATCGTAGGGTTGCCCAAGAATTAGTAACAAGCAACTTTACTGCTGATAATGTAGTCTACACTCGTGTTGATATTATGTTAGAGTTCCCTAATAAGTTTTATCTAATTCCGCACGATATATACGCAGATGCTGGTACTACTGCTTTATATCTAGCTGCTTTTGATGGTCATAAACGAATCTATATGTTGGGATTTGATGGGCAAGAATCCGCAGTAAGAAACAATAATATATATGCTGATACAAATGGTTATGATGCTAGGACAGCATCAATATCTGGCAGCAAATGGGAACAAAATCAAAAAAGCATATTTGATGTATACGATGATGTTGACTTTATTCATGTTAGTGAAACAGGTCGCCATAGAATCCCAGAAAGCTGGAAGTATTGTTCGAATCTCAGACGTATTAGTTATCGTGATATGGTATTAGAAGCGGACCTATAGTATTGCTTCTAGCGTTTTAATCTTAGCCGCAACGGCATTAAAATTAATAGTACGCCAAACTCCCGGGTGTAAGGGCTTAGGATGGTCTTCTAACTCAACCCAGCAGTAACCTCTATGCTCGTTGTTCAACACAGGAACAAATTCGGTATCTACTGGCGCAATAAATGTGTGATATGTAAAGTTACCGTTGTCGCTGGTAAATTTTTCTATAGGAATAAGTTTTGAGTCTTGAATTGTTCCACCAAGCTCTTCGCGTATCTCTCGCAACAGACTTTCAATTATACGCTCGCCCTGTTCTATCTTTCCACCAACAACTCCCCACGTGCCAGAATACTTACTACTGTTACGCAATAGGAATAGATACCGTTTGGTTGTGGTACAATAGATAAAAGCGCCTACACTTTCTAAAGGACGAGAGTCCATTGGCCGTTTTTGTATTCGCCTTCCCAGCTTTTCACCCACTGATTGAGATTCCATTTATATTGCGTCCCACTTGTTAGATTACTTACATATTGTACATTATCTTCTTGCTGGCTGTCAAATACAATATTCCAATGAGTTCCGTTGTATTCAATAATATCGTTTGCGTTGGCTACTAGGTCTCTATTATCTGAACCGCGCCAAGCAATAGCACCTTCGCCAGGCAGATTATCCCAACTGCCAATTGCTTTAAGTATTAGGTAGCGAGTACCGGTAGCTGGACTGAGTATGCTAGCATCGACTGTGGCTTTAGTAGGATCAATAATCGCATTGATAGCTGACAGGGTATTGCTTGGTAATGTATCTATGTCGGGATTAAAAATCATTAACAATTCATCAGTTGGGTGATAGCTGACTTGTCCCACAATCTCAGTAATGCCATCTTCCTGTAATAGTCTAATTTGACTAATACCATTTTCTAATACACCGTAGACATTAATTAAATTACGCCATTGATCTCTAGTACCAATTTTAGTAGGAGTTTCTAGTGTGGGTTCTCTAGGAGTTTCGACGTCTTGTACTTTAAGCAAGGTTAAGTTATTGCCAATTAACAGCAATCCGTAATCCATTGGGGTAAAGTATTGACGCATGCCTAAGATATTAGAGTTATTATATACTTCTGTGCTTAGATCACCTTGCGCATCGTGTATACTAGCAATAATTTTTTGAATAACACCAAGTTTTTTAACTTTAGTTGGTAGACTAATCCACACAGGTAATTTAAATGTCAATGTAGCAACATCAATTGGATTCTCGGTGCCAACTGGGATACTACGACTAGACCAATTTGGACTATCTAAATAAACAACACTCAGACTAGTCCAATCAATGTAGTTATCTGTGCTTTGTATTTCAAAAGCAGGATTAAATAACGGAACTATTTGTTCGATTAACTGTAATTTTTGTTTAGTGTTGCTAGTCCAAATATCTACTTTTAATTCTATAGTATACGGAACTGGCATTGATCGCTCAATAGTAAACGCATTACCTTGACGATTTTCGTATTCTTGAGTAGCTTCGTTGTAGTAACGTTGACGCACATGCATTTTGCCTATGTAAGCAGGGTCTTGAACACGATCTCGATCATAGTTAAGATTACTAATATACACAGTCATAGCGGGTGTTGTTGGTAATGTGTTTTCGCTATTATTTTGAATAATATTCATTACTTGTTTACTGCCATCGCCGTAGTATACAGGTACACGCTGTAAGGTTGTATTACCTGATTGATCTGCGCCAAATTCTACTTGGAAACCACTGATCATACGTATAAATTGAACCAAAAAGCGTTCAATTTGCGCATCATAAAAGAATTGTTGAAGTGCGGCCATAGTTAATTATCCGATGTTGGGCGTAGGGCATCACTTAGCCCTTGGCGTTCATAGACCACATTAGCATACACTGTGTATTCTAATAGCGACCCAATTAATAAGTTTTCAGTACCAACGGTAACTGCTAGATTACCACTGCTATTGCTTAATGTGTTGTTGACTTTAGTTCCGTTGATTAAAGTTTTAACACCGTAATTGGCATTGTATCTAATCTCGGTAACTACTGCCCCGGTGCTGATATTAAACGAACTTGTGATCGCATTAGCAGGCGGAACATAAGTATTGGCAATTTTAATAACGTCCCAACCTAATGAATTTTTATAACTAGCATTGGAGTTGTTGATAAAACTATTGCGCTGTGTTTTGTTAGTAGTACCCGGTGTAAGATTTGTTCTCACATTGTCTTCAACTTTAACCCAACGCTTGCCGTCGAAGCGGAATAGTCTGTTTGGTTGGTAATCTAATCTTAAATAGAAATTACCAGTGGTCGCATTGCTTGGAAACGCTATACCAGCAGCAACTACAGCACCGTTTGGTGGAACACCGTCACCAGTTAAATAACCTTGTATTTTTGCGCTTGGCGGTGTTGTTCCTGCGGTAGTATCTTGAACGCTATCGCTAGTGTCTTCGGTAAGGGTACTAGCATCTAGTGGCCCCGGATCACCCGGAAACCCAT